GACTTTGCTTTCTGCGGGAGGCCCCTGAAAGAGCCATTGAGTCGGACCGGCAGGCGGGGAAATGGGGGTTCTTGGATCGCTGGACGTAGGGGACGAGTTCCCCGTGGAGCAGTTCCGCCTCCTTGGATTCAAGCGTCTCTGCCAGGTCGAGGTATTCCTTGATCACCTCGGTGTAGCCGTCGATCGGCGTAAAAGTCACCAGCATCTTCGCTTCCCGGGTAGCGAGACGGAACCGGAGCGTGCTGATCAGTTCCGGCCCGAGCAGGTATTCGTCCAGCCACACCCCGACGTTGTGCCATGTGGGCGACCTGCTGCCGAGTTCCGCACCCTCGAGAATCGTCGGGTTGTTGGAGTACTGCGAGTAGGTTTTGAAGATAATCTGGCTGCCGTTTGGGAGGATCAGGGATGAGTCGGTGAATCCGTTTTTCTTGGTGTAGGAGATGTAGGTGCCGGCGGATGTCTGCTTCTGCCGCAGTTCAATCGGCAGCGTCTCCCACACCGCAGACTGCTGCTGACGGACAGAGACCTCGGAGGTTTGAGCAAAACAGAAGATTTCCGACTCCGGGTTCTCGATCGCCGCCTTGACTACTGCAAATGCGCCATAGCGGGTCTTGCCGGATCGGTTGCCGCCCAGTGCGAGGATCTCATCAACCTGGTGGAGTTGCTCGTCGGACTTTTTCCAGTGAGGAAGCTGGAACCCGTAGCGGAACGGGTCACGCTCCGCATTAGCGATTGCTTCGTGGTAGACCTGGTGGATGTGGAGGAGTTCCTCCGTTTCCAGAATGGCAACCTCCTCGTCGGTGGGTGGCTGGAGGATCGGGTGTGGTTTCCACTTAAGCATGACAAATCACTTCCGCTTCGATGGACTGGTTGCGCATCTTCTCTGCGATCCTCGCCTTGGCCGCGGCGATCATCTCCGCGGCATCCTCGATGGAAGCTCCCTTGCGGTGCTCGATGATCGCTGATGCCATGCCGGATAGCTTCGCTGCCTGGTCGGTCATAATGCCGACAGTGAGTGCCAGACGGTCGGGAGAGATGTTGTCGAGTTGTGACGGGTCGTCGTGCATGCGATCCGCTTTCTCGAAGAGCAGTTCCGTGTATTCGGACGCTGCCTGCGCATACATGGCGGCGAACTTCGCCTTCATGTCGGAGAGTGTTGCCTGATTGCGGATGCACAGATCCCTGATCGTCAAGCGAGACAGTCCAGTCTCTTCTGCCGTGCGCTTGAGCGACATCCCCTGTGCCACCCGCCACAACGCAATAGCCGACTCAAGTGGCTTTTGGTTTTCTGCGCAAGTTCCGTGCACCTGCTCACCCATTTGCTGCACCTTGCGGACGAACGACACAGGGCACTCGCTGACCTTGATCGGTTCCACCTTCTTGATCACGTTGCGTGGTCGCCCCGGTTTGCCGGGTTCGCGTTTCGTCTTGCGCTTGGATGGGGTGGTGCTCACCGTCCACCTCCCGTCATCGTGGATAGTGCGGAGATCTGATCGGTTACGGGTTCGCTGCCCGGAGTTGTTCCACCACCCTCACGGCGAACTGCCGTGGTGTCTCCGAAGGATCTCTGGGAGGCATAGACTGCCAAATCACCAATTTTTTCCCTTCTTGCGAGGATGTTTTTGACTGTCCGGCCCGATCCTTTTGGCGTGATTGGTTTGCCTTCATTTTTTGTGCGGATTTCGGTGAGAGTGGAAAGATCGAAAATGGCATCCTGATCAGCAAGAATGGCGACCTCAAGCGCGCTTTGAAGATCTAAAACCGGGAAGGAAACGTCAAGAACAAATCTGTTGGTTGACTTGTCATACCACCCGCCGATTCGCGCTCCCGGCAAAGACAGCAGATCTGCGTGCTTTTCGATGTAGTCAACTAGGTCGTTGTCCGTGAAGTTTTTGTCCAGAAACGCCTCTGTGGTTTTATACGGAGCAACGGCAAAACCCACTGACTGTGTTTTTCCATCTTTGTTGATCGTAAACCCGTCTTTGCTTTTTCTGATGATTTTCTTCAGAATCTGAGAGTTGATCTCGAAGTCCGTTGGAACGTCTGCTCTCACTCCGGGTCCAAACTGGGTTGCCTTGCTGCTTGTCGTCCTGGTTGTGGACGGATGCATCTTGATTGGTTTTTTGCTGCTGGGCTTGAAACTACCGTCCATCAACTTGTCCAAGATGATTCCAGAAACCATCAAGGGTTGAGGTTGGAGTTTTCCTTTGGAGACGTCCTTTCCAACAAACGCCCGTGGGTCGCTTGTCAAGTCGGCGACCGATACCGCTTCTGTCAGGACAGCCTTGTTTGAAAAAGAAATATGCCAAGGATATGCACTGTTGAGATCCGGCCTGTATTCAGGTTTCGACCCATCGTATTCTGCTATGGCGTAAACATCACCAAGCTCAGATCCATGAAACTCTGGCTGCCGGTATTCGTTTGCCGCGGTTTCAAAATCCAGTTTGTGTTTTACGATTTCAGAATTTTTGACAGGCAGGGTTCTGCCCATCATTTTTTCGTAGAAATCAGGTGCTGCCGCCCACGGGATTTTGTCGAAGTCTCTGGCGAATGAATCAACATCGGTGATCTTTGCTGCCGCTGCCTTCCATGCGGATTTGATGTTCTTTGCTTTAGACTCTATGATCCTTTGCATTGCGCCACGGATGTGCTCATCCACCAATTGCCGGTCAAGCGTTCCATCATCGACAAGTGCCTTCCACCGAGCCGCGTATGCTCTCCGAGCTTCGAGGGAATTCATGTGGTTGTTTGCACCAAGAGATGTCAGACCGATCAGAGGCTTTCCGTCTTTTCTCCAACGTGTTTTGAAACTATTCGCAGCATCCTCAGTAGTGAACGCCCACCCGTCGTTATCGAGGTGACCTGGTCCACCTTGGAATTTCGATGTGTGTTTTCCATGGGTTGACGTTCCAACCTTTGAAAGGTCTGAAGTCAGAACCTGCACTCGCTTGCCTTTGAACGCATTGATGCTCTCCACCGGTTCCGGCAGGAACCTGATGTCGTCCTTGGTGGAGTCGAAACGCTGCGAGAGCGGGATCACGTTGCCTTGGGCATCGCGGGTCACGGGATCGGCGGATTTGATGGCACTCGGGTCAGCCACCATGAGCATGTCGAACTGATCGTGGACCACCGCTTCGGGTTTCACGAAAGCACGGATGACCCTCGTAGGCTTCCCTTCCCACGACCGCATGGAACCAAACATCTTTGCGGAGTTCTCTTCTTTTGCGAAGAAAAATCCGGGCCGTTTGGATACACTTCTCGCGGGATCAAAAGTATCAAAAGCCTCATTCGTGCCGTGATACACCGGCCCCACGCTATACCCCGCTTTTTTCGCCGCCTCATCCACCATCCGCTGCGCGGTGTCCATGTCGCCACGGTTGACTGCGTCTAGGTGCGCTGCGTCAAGCGGCTCGGGCATGTAGCGGATGTCGTCCTTGGTGGAGTCGAAACGCTGCGAGAGCGGGATCACGTTGCCTTGCGCGTCGTAGGTGACCGGATCGGCGGATTTGATTTGTGACATGACAGGACTTGGACCTGCCATGTCACCCTCACCTTGTCGGAGTTGAACCGACCTTCCACCGGGATCAGTGAAGTTGCCCGTCGGCTGGAAGATTCCTACCAGTTTCCCTGATTGCTGACCAGAGGAAAATCCACTGCCGTCGACAACATTGTGAATGATTACAGAATCGTGTCCTTGTTCTTCGGCAATTGCTTGCTCGTTGTCACCCCATACCTGATTGATGTTGCGACCCTCTGCGTCCATGACCTTCGGGTTCCTTGGTTTTGCAAAAAGCCTGATCATTCCTTCGGGGTTTTGTCCCGCGAAATCATATGCAAGCCATTTGTCATCAGTTACCCAAAAGGCATTGCCAATAGTCTTTGTATTGGACCCAATCTTTGATGGATCTATCCTGTTTCCTTCTAATCTGCCAGTGGTATTGCCATGCCAGAGTTCTTCATATTCTTCCGCCTTCGCCGCATCATCCACCATCCGCTGCGCGGTGTCCATGTCCCCCTTCTCCACGGCATCAAGATAGGCCGCATCCATTTCAGGAGTGACGGCGGAATTACCCGGCTGGGCCGCGTCACCGATGTTTTCGTTTTCCACACCTCCATCCCTACCACTCCCGTCAAGCGGCTCGGGCATGTAGCGGATGTCTTCGGACTTCGCGTTGAAGCGTTGGGAAAGCGGGATCACAACTTTCCGGCGAGATACAGTTCCATCAGGGTTTTTGGTTTCTTGCGTTTCATAGGTAATGGGGTCTGATGATTTTAGTTGTTCGGAATCAAAGAAGATGCGGACGGTTTGAACCTCTCCGTCCCAAAATGCGCCGTCAATCTGAACGCCGTCGTATCCTTGGGATTTAAGATGCTGACGAAACCCATCGGCACCGGGGAACTTTTTCTTGATCCACTGTTGATACTTTTGAGAGCCAGCCCACTCTCCAACTCCAGCTTTTTTTGCCATTTTTTTGATGGCTTTCTTGAACTTGTCCACAAACTCATCGGATGCAATTTCCGTCTCATTGAGTTCCCACATCACTTCCGGGTAAGCCACGCGGAGGTAGTCCCGGACAAATTTTTCGTATGCGTCGAGATTCGGATACCGTTTTGGATTTTCCATGCGACCATACAACTCCACATTGACCGGACCATACACCCTTGGCGTGTATCGCCCGGTGGTCCAAATGCCGATGTTATCCCACTCAAACACCCCGTCCTTACTGCCCTTTTCACGGTCAAGAACTTCCAGCCCTGTTTTGTTGGTCTGGTGAGTGACTACGGTTCGGTATCTTGCACGTTCCGCCGCCTCATCCACCATCCTCTGCGCGGTGTCCATGTCGCCGGCCTCCACGGCATCGAGGTAGGCTGCGTCGACTGCCTCTGGCAGCATCCTCGCCGAGTCCGGCATCCCCGGCATCTTGACTTGCTTGGTTGCCTCGTAGTTGAACGGCATCACCGGGTATTGGTTCGGATCAAGCGGGACTGCTTTGCTCACACGGTCCACACGGTAAGTGCGGTAGACGTTGTCTTTGCTCGTCACACCGTCCTCGAGCAGTAGTGGATTTAATGCAGCCTGCTCGGTTTTGTTCATCAAGCCAAACATCGTGTTGATGAACTTCTTGCGTTCATCCGCCTCCACCGCGCCATACTTCTTGACGAAGTGCTCGAGTGAATCCACCCCCTGCTTGTGGTACTCCATCATGGCACGGACGTCTTGCAGGATCAGGTCGACGTTGCCGCCATACAGACGTTTGCCACGCTTGTGCTGTGCGCGTTTCTGGATGTTCTCGGTGAGTTTCGTCACGCTCATCAGACCGATGAGCAGGTTGCCGTCCTTGGTCACCGTCAGTGCGACCGGCACGATGTCCCTGATGGTCGCCGCCTGCGGTGCGTAGACCGTCTTGCCACTCTTGAGTTTCTTCGTCTCTGGAAAGTTGATG